TTCGTCAATTGTGAGGTCTGACTCATAAGAATCAGGTGTCTCGGTCTGGACATTTTCAGTCTGGACCGAGGTATCGTCTGCAACGGTCTCGGTTGTGTCGGGCATTTTTTCTCCTTAAGGTATTGTCTTGCGCTATTTAATAAAGATAGCCTATAACAACTTGTTATTCTATCTGTCTGTCTTACATACGTCCCATCATTAGTTTGTCAGCATTTTCAAATGACATTTCTTCTTCAGGCATTCCACCCTCTTCACCAGCCTCAGTGGCCTTGGTTTCATTCTTTGGTGGCTCCTTTAGAAACTTCTTGAAGTCTTTATTCTTGGCAAGCTGATTGAGTTTGCCAGCAAGTAACATCAAACTCGTGTCATCCTTTAATGTGTTGAAGTCAATTGCCATGTCGGCACCAACAATTTCCTCAGCTATTGCGTCATCCACCGCAGCTTTGAACATTGATAGAATTCGAAAAAAGTCGGTTGGAAGCTGATTGACCTCCTCAGCAATCATAGGATAGTCAGGTGTCTGACCAAATAATGGTAGCATAATGTTTGTATTTTTAACCAATGGGCCAAGACCTTTTGGTGTAAATTTACCTTTGGGTGCCATCTCATTCATGGTTGACTCATCTTCATATTGAGCCTCATCTGTCATGCCTGAGACTGGAGATGGCTCATTGCCCATCATTTCTATACTAACTTTCATGTTTTTGTTTTTCACTTCAGACTCCTACTAATGGTTGTGAATAAGTATTATCCAATTCTCCACTGAGACATTTCTCAGCAGTGAAAGTATTGACAATTGCGTCTTCTTTTGACATTGTCTTCAAGTTTTCCTGATACTGACGAGAGAGGTCATCTTGTGCAGACCAATGATTAGACAATTTTTCCTGAGTGTTGGCAACAAAGTCTTTACCAAGGTCAGTTTCATTGACAAAGCCACGTTTATTCATTTCCTTGGCTTCTTCCCAAACATTGGCAACATTACGACCAAGAGCTTTTGAATACATGGTGTGTGACATACCGTCACTCCAATTACCATGCCAGGCACCAGGTGTTTTGGCAATAACTGAAACAATTGGTAATGCATAACGACCATCCTCAGCAACAAGTCTTGCTGGTTTCTCACTCATCTTACAAAGGTGTTCAATAATCTGATTGGTTGCTGTTCCATCAGTATTATGAATGCGGTATTCGTATAGTGGCAATTTATGCTCCTCTTAATTTTTGAACTGTTTGTGCAGCACTATTTATCTGTTCTCTTGGTCCAGCTTCTAGACGTTCAGCAGCCGCAGATGTTGGTGCTCTTACTGCTCCGGCCTGAGCCTCTCCAGCCTGAATGGCCTCACGTGCCTTGTCAAGGAATGAACGTGGAAGTTCATAAGCTCTAACAACTTCATCAAGAAGCACATCACCTGGAACACCAAGTGACTGAAGAGTTGGAAGTAGGGCAACCAGATTCTGTTTCTTCAGTGCATCTGAAAGTGGTTGGCTTCCCTGGTCAAGTGCAACAATCTTAAACTCAGCATTGAGGTCATCAGGTGTAATAACCACACCCTTTCCACCAGCCTCAACAATGGCCTTTTCACCTTCATCAGCAAGTAAGTAAATGTAACGAAGATAAATGAGAGAAACAGTTTCAATCATGGAGTCACGCTCTCTGGCAAGTTTACCCATTTCTGAAGCTGCATAGGAAGCAATTGCTGTAATCTCAGTGGCCGATGCCTTGGTTGGTTGACCAGCAAATGATTGAATAACTGAACCTTTGGTGAGGTCCTGTTCAAGATAAGCTGAATAACGGTCAAAGTTTGTACTGATTGGTGTGATTGGCACTTCACGAATAACACCATCAAGTGAATCATTATCAACAGCAATCATGGCACCATCAACACCTGCAGTTACTTTTGCAAGTGCCTCTTCGTCCATTGTGCCTTCCTTGTAAAGATACTGACGGCTATCACGACGAACTGAGTTGGCCCAATAGGTGCGGAGAATGTTTTTCTCATAAAGCTGGTCATAAACACGACCCATTGCCGAAATGCCTTCCATTGGAGAGTCAGGAATACGGCTGTAATAGAGAAGACTGAGTGGTGGAATTGCTCTATCATCAACAGTTCTTAGCGGAATCTGTGCCTTTTCAAGCAACTCTTCACCATTTTGCCACTGTTGTGTCCAGTAATAAACTTCATCCTGAAGGAGGTCATAAAGTTCAACAATCTGAATGTAGAGATAAGAAGAAGGGAGGTCATCGATTGATTGACGAGCTTGACCATTGTATCGTGGCATCGCACCAGATGGCCCGTATTTATCAAAATAGTCGCGTTTAGGAATAGCAGTAAATTTTTTGGCCCCGAATCTTTCTGTTGCATCTTGCAACGTTAGAAAATAAGTATGTCCGATAAATCTCTGCTGAAGGGGAGAACCCGCATCCCTATCAACGATGACCTCCCAAGGTGGAACAGCAACTACCTCAGCCTTGTCCAACATTTGATTGGATTTCTGAGGAATTACTTTTAGTGCTGAATAATCATAAATGAGTGCAAGACGTGAAGCATTTTCAATCTGCTCACGTTTCTTAAACAGCCAACGATTGATGACTGATTGAGCAGCGTCTGGATTTGAAGGAGACGAATTACTCATTGTGGCAGCAACATCTTTACCAACCACAACTGCAGGTGCTCGACTGAATAGAGATGCAATGTAAGACTCAATGTAGCTATACCCATCAGGTGTTTCAACACGAATCATTGAATTATCATGCTGTAGTGTTCGCCAGAATTTTGTCTGGTAAACATCACGATACTTCTTCATTTCTGAAGCTCGCTGTTCCCAATAATCATTGTGCTCAGAAAAAATGATTTTCAGTGTTTTAACAATGTCAGTCTTCTTCATTCGTATCTCCTGGTAGGGCCACAAGCCGCACCGTGGTTGTTAATGATTTTATCAATACGTCTCTGCTTAATCCAATCAGGCATAACCATGATGTCAGGCAATCTAACATTATTTAGGCAAACACTCGCCAGAGATAATGCCATTGCACTGTCACTATGACCATCTGGTCCATTATGCTGAAGTTCGATGGTGCCTCTTTCATTTACAGTAATGGCACGCAATTCATCATAGGTGAGTCTATCAACATGACGCATTTCTCCACTTTGTAACATCTTCTTCAGATTCTCAAAGGCGAATGTTTTTGTTTTGACTGAGGTAACCCAATCCTTGCCATCTTTGCCTTTCCAAAGATTGCCATAATGTTCATGTCGCAATTGATTGAGCACAATTCCACCAAAGTTGTTGGCCTCAACAAGGACCAATGCATCATTATAATCTCTTGCAATGTCAATGATTTGTTCTGCAAGATTAGTTGGCTCGATTTTGTTTGAACGCCAAACTGCTACAGGAGACCCAGTCAATTTGCTGAGGACGAAGATAACAGAATAATCTCGACCAACACCAGCAGCGACGTCAACGCCAATACCATAGGCATCATTTTGTTGTGGTCGTTCAAAAACACTCCAGCCAGGATTATCTATGCTGACGACTTCTACAGAACTAAAGTGCTCATCATGGAAATAAGTGGAGCCAGCAACTGCATAAGCCTCTTCAGGTGAAGCTGGAAACTCACGTCTGAATTTCTCAATACCCAATTTTCCAATACGTTGACGACGCCAAAGCAATTGTGCATCATCAAGGTCCCATCTCTCACGGAGTTCTTCCTCTTCAGGTCTCCAGGAAAGTGGAATGAGTTCGCCATCTTCATCACGAGGTGGTTCAATACGATAGTGTTTATGTCTGAACCAAGGGAAAAATAGACGATGCCAATCGGCTTCACCCTTTTGGGCACGCATCCATTCACGATGAATACCATCACCCCAATGATTGGCTGTGGATTCCATAATCATTTTGCCACCGTTAAGAGCGGCAATGGCCGTGGCTTTCAATTCATCTGGATTTTCAGCAAAGGCAAACTCAGAAACATGTAGAGCATTGCAACTGAAGGAGCGAAGACCACCTTTACCCTCAGCAGATGCAGCAATGATGCCAGCACCTGTGTCACCAAAGATTAATTCACCACCGTTATCACTTGAAACAGGTCTCTTCAGGCCAGCAGGTAGACTCTCATACATCCATTTGATAATGCCAAGTAAGTGTTTTGCTGAGGAGGCTTTGTGTGACATGGTGGCCACAGTGATGGGTTCCAATGAAGTATAAGCCTTCCAAAAGAGCCAAGCACAAACAATGGTGGAGGAACCAATCTGTCTACCCTTCATGATGAGGAGGTCTGAATCTCCTTGTAGGGCATTGATAATTTCAATTTGCTCATCATTGGGTATCAGATTAATTCTGGCACCCTTCTTATCAACAATCTTCAATTTAGAAATAAACTCAATAGGGTCAAGGAGAATTGTTCTCCAAGGACCCGCCAGTAATTTCTTGATTGTTGTGCCGCCACCGCGACTCTTTGCTGGACCAGCCATTAGTGAGAGGCACCCAGGGTTTCATCCCCTTCCTCTTCATCCCCTTCAGGTGGTTTACCCCAGTCACCAAAGTTTTCAGCATCATCAACCTTTACCGCAATTGTGTCTTTACGAACACGCTCAAGATTGACAAGGGTATTGACAAAACCCACAATGTCACGACCATTGAATGTGCGAATTTTTACTTTATTCTTGATTTCCTCTTCAGTGAGTTTGAGACATGACCAAATAAATGTTTCCACATCTCGATTTCGGTAACTACGTCTCATTACCAAGTCAACAGTTTCTTTACGGGGCAAAATGAACCTCCAGATACTTTAAATATACACATTGTTCCTGCAATGTTTGGGTCAAATTCTGAGAAAATTTTTCCCGAAATTTTTTAGGTGACGTTGTGGTATGAGTTGTATGGGACTGATGTGTTGAGGTCGTACGAGACCGATAATTCGTCGGAGTTGGTTGGATATGGGAGGGACTAATACAACTGTTTAGGTTTCACAGAGTTAAAGGTGGCAATAAACAATAATCCTGTATTACCAAATAAACATTGCCCCGGTTTGCCACCGTTCAACCGCCATCACCATTATTACCAAAATAAAATACACACTCCCGTCTCCCCGTGTAACTCCCCATAATCCGTGCTATTGTGTATTCCGTTTATTGCGTTTGCCGTTGTATTCAATAACAATCCGTTTAAATGCATTCCATTGCCCATTGTCCATTGCATCAAATACTGCGATTACATCAGGTTCTGAAAGCATTGTGTTTAACACGGTATCTTCAGGTATTGATGCAACCGCAGTATTGATGTTTCTCAAATAAGCTTGTCTCATCTTTTCCTTAGTCTCATCGGTATGCTTGTATCCCCGTTTTCTCATACAACCTCCATGAACTAGTTTATTATGAACTAGTTTATTGTTAATACAAGTGCGCCATTAAATGAATGAACTAGTTTATAATGAACTAGTTATTCCGTTATTTCGTTATTTCGTGTATTTCGTGTATTTCCGTATGCTCGTAACACCTAATCCTCAGGCTTGCGCTAATGTACAAGTATAGCCTATTAGCCAGTAGTAGTTGATTGATGGGGGGGTCATGTGTATTCCCGGCATCATGTGGTAACACATGCTATTGGGAGTTTTACATGTTACCCCCCCATCACCAACCATAAGTCTCCA